ATGGTCGGGAACCATGTCACCCTGCCAGTCTGTGGCCGTGACGTCACATTCACTCTGGAAACCGTAGCTGCGGAAATGGTTGAACGGGCCACTATGGTCTGGTCTGGCAACGAACGTGACCAGGCGCTGCTGACACAGGCGGCTCTTGATGACCTTATTCCTTCATTTCTGACGTCCGGACAACAAAATCCGGCACTTGGCCGCAAAATTTCCGGTATTATCGAGGTAGCTGACGGTAGTCGCCGCCGCCAGACTGCGATTTATACGCACAGCGAATACCGCGTTCTGGTCGGGGATCTGGACGACGAGCAGATGGCCTGGTTATCCACGATCGGCAACAGCTATCGACAGACCAGCGCCTATGAGCGCGGGAAACGCTATGCCCGCCGCCTAAAAAATGAGTTTGGTGACAACGTCAGTAAGCTGGCCGAGGCGGAAAATATCTCACGGAAAATCATCATGCGCTGCATTAAAACAGCCGAACTGCCGCGAAAAATCATCGCATTATTCAGCAATCCCAATGAACTGAGTGCTCGTGCCGGTGAATCCCTGGCGAAGGTGTACGCGGGAAATGAGGATGCTGTACTGGCGTTTGCCCAGCACCTTGCCAAACGTCAGAAAGACGGTGAGTCATTCGAAACTGATGAAATCCTGAAACAGTTACATAACGTAGCCGAAAAACCAACAAAACCTGCAACGCGTGAGCGCCTGTTTGGTCAGGGGATCAAGGCGAAGTACAAAGGGGATTCCGTATCATTCCAGCTGAATAACGTTTCTCCGGTAGTGATCCAGAAAATTGAAACATTACTGAAAGAGTACCAGGAAGAGCAACAAAAGCTAGTTAGCGAAGCTGTCGACGATGCGTTCGTCGAAATCGATACAGTGACAAATTTTATCCGGGCTGCAGCTACTGGTATTGATTACGATATTCCAGCAAACGAGCTGCAGACTATGATTCCATTCTCGCGAACTGTACTAAAGGAACACACAAACGAGGCTGATCGGATTAAACGAATCGCTGATGAAATAACCAGACGTTATATTATATAAGCCGGCAGGGCTGCGTCTGACCTACGACAGGAGACGACGCTTGGCGATATTACCATATACAGTCAGGTAAAAAAATTGGGACCGTGGTCTCAACGTTACATCAATCAGCCAGAAAAATTTATCCGGCTAATAAAATACGTAACTTTTCCTATAACAACTACACCATCCAGCGCCTCGCCTTCAATCGCTTCACCATCATCAATAATTAACGCCTGCCCCATTATTTTTGCAAAACGTAATGCCCCGTCAGAACGTATCAATACTGTATCTCCCTGCCGCTGAATCAGTGAAACGTCAACGACTGCATAACCATCTGATGTATAGACAATCCAACTATTAGCGTTGATACCACACAAAATATCTACAGTCAGGCGGGGCTCGACGTAGTCACTTGCAGGAGACGGAAAGCCCATGCTTAAAGCCCTCCGTTAGGGTTAAATAACTGGAATGTGCGGTTTTCTCCTTCCTGCGTCGATATATCCCTGAACGTAGTCACATGCCATTCGATCCACCTGTTTGCCTCGCGCAGGCTCCAGTAATGGTTTACCTTCTCCAGTTCCTGAACAAATCTCCCTGTTGTAACTGTTTTTCTGCCACTCGGTTCAAACATTATGGCGTTACGCCAGGCCATTTCTATCTCATAGTGACGGGGCATAATATCCGCTCCTGATAATACTGTTTATACAAACAGTATTATCAGATGATGAGGAGATCAAGACGGTAGATAACTTTCAATTTCCACGCCTGTATAACTAACTGATTTACCAACAGGGAATTTTTTGTATAGTGTCGACAGACCCACATCATAAATAATCGCTACCTGCTGTCGCGGTACTCCTGCCCTAATCAGGCGCCCCGCCTGCGCCCATTGCTCCGGGGTGAGCTTTGGACGCCTGCCACCAATTCGCCCCTGCGCTCTTGCCGCTTCCAGCCCGGCGCGGGTTCTTTCCACAATTAATTCACGTTCCATTTCAGCGAGTGCGCCCATGACATGAAAGAAGAAACGCCCCATTGGTGTACTGGTATCGATGGAATCGGTCAGGCTGCGGAAATTAACGCCACGCTCCCGCAGCTCCTCTATCAGAACGACCAGATGACGCATACTGCGACCCAGGCGATCTAACTTCCATACAACCAGTGTGTCTCCTGCAGTTAATGTCCGGAGCAACTTTTTCAGTCCGGGCCTTTCGGATTTCGTTCCGCTTATTTTGTCTTCAAAAATCAGTTCACATCCTGCGCAATTCAGCGCGTTTCGCTGTAAATCGGTGTTCTGGTCATTTGTTGATGCCCGCACATAGCCAATTTGCACAATAGGCACCCTCGCAAAAGGCTGGGATCATGCCATTTACGACCGTTTTCTGCATTTTCAGAAACGTTGGTTTAGGCGAAACGATAAATCTGGCTGCGGGCGCACTGCAAAAAGACCAGAACGGCGCCGACATTCCGGACAAAAAACAATTTGCGAGAACTATCGGTGCCGTGACCTCTACCAACATCACATTTAATAATGCTTCTGGATGGTACAAAATCGCCACAGTTGTAATGCCGCAGGCTACATCAACTGCGGTGATTAAATTATATGGAGGGGCTGGGTTTAACGTTGGCTTATTTGAGCAGGCGGCAATCAGTGAATTAGTGCTGCGTGCCGGTAATGGTTCACCTGTTGGAATAACCGCCACGCTGTGGAGACGCTCGCCGACTTCTGCTAACGAGGTCGCATGGGTTAATACATCAGGCGACACTTACGATATTTATATTAATATCGGCCAGCATGCGTACTGGTTAATTGCGCAATATGATTACACCGGTAATGCAAATGTCACGCTGTACAGTACGCCTGAATATTCATCAGTACAGCCGGGAAACTCAACCAGCGGTCAGACATATACACTGTTTAATAGCCTGATGAAACCCACTCCCGAAGATGTCGGAGCGCTGTCAGTTAATGGAGGGAGGCTAAACGGTCCGTTAGGCATTGGTACTGACAATGCGCTTGGTGGTAATTCGATTGTGTTCGGCGATAACGACACAGGAATTAAACAGGATGGCGACGGCATTCTGGGTATTTACGCCAATAATGCCCGGGTCGGTTATATCGACAATTCCGGGTTACACATGTCAGTAGATGTTCTCACTAATGGTGGCATACGAGCAGGTGACGGAAAAAGGCTTTCACTGACGAGCAATAATAATTCGACAATGACAGCCACGTTTAATTTATGGGGCGATGCAAACAGGCCAACAGTTATTGAACTGGACGACGATCAGGGATGGCATCTGTACAGCCAGCGAAATCCTGATGGTTCGATTGTCTTTACGGTCAATGGCGATATCACCGCTAACGTACTACGTGCAGGCGAGGCCATCTATCAGAATAACGGTGATATCTTTGGTTCGCTATGGGGAAATGGCTGGTTAAGTACCTGGATTAATAATAATCTCGTCTTAGATGTTCAGTTAGGGGCCGGCACATCAGTGACTACCTGGAACAATGCAGGGTCATGGCCTAACACTCCCGGATATGTAGTTACCTCCGTCTGGAAAGATTATCAGGGCGAAAATATTGATGGTATTAATTATGCGCCTTTGCAAAAACGAGTCGGGAATCAGTGGTATACCGTACAAGGGGGAACGGTATAATGAAAAAATATCAGAATATCAAAAATTTCAGACTGACTGACGCGCCTGTAAACAGGGGGAAAACTCAGGCCGAAATAAATATAGGTGCATATTTTCTGAAGTCAGACGACGGACAGGATTGGTATGAGTGTCAGTCATTATTTTCTGATGATACTGCAAAAATAATGTACGACCATGAAGGGGTTATCTGGGGTGTTGTTAATAAGCCAGTCCCGCAACGTGGAAACACATATGCTGTATCAATGTTGTGGCCGGTTAATATGTCTGTTGCGGAAATAGACGCTGCTGACTGTCCTGATGATTGCCGTGGTGATGGCTCATGGTTGTACAGGGATGGTAAGGTTTTACCCGTTCCGGTGGATTATCAGGCTAAGGCCGAAACCACCCGGCAGAAATTACTTAACGATGCAGACAATGCCATTAAGGACTGGCGCACAGAATTAACGCTGGGGATTATCAGTGATGAAAATAAAGCGACCTTAATTATGTGGATGAATTATATCAATGTTCTTAAATCGCTGGACTTAACAGGCGTTTCAGATGAGGCCACCTTCACAGCAATCAGGTGGCCTGCATTACCACAGTAACGGCTACAGACTGGCTGGCTTCTCCGGCCAGTCAGGGGCAGATGTATCCACCCGACTGACCAGAACGCTGTATTGTTCCCAGACCTCCAGTCGTTGCCGTTCCTCATCGGTTGCGATACCCATCTTTACTGCGCGCGACAGTGGCTTAATAACGGCTTCGGCTTCTTCGAGTAACTTCTGTTTTTTCGCTTCTGCCTGCTGGCGTAGCTCCCCCGGCGAATAAACACGTTTACTCACCTGCTCACCATTAAAAATCCAGCGTCCTGATACATCCGCCCGGCGATTAGCTGTGATATCAGGTAACTCAATAACGCTGCACCCTTCAGGATTTATTGCCGAAACATCTTTGTTAATATCCACAATAATATTATTTTTATCGTAGGCAATTTTTAATGAGTCGGCAGAAAATTTCTTCTGTTCCTCATACCAGTTTTTACCATCTTCATCAAACAGCCACACCACACCAAATTTTTTAGTGAGTTGATACTGGTCAGGCGTTTTTGGATTACCGGCTACGATATTTTTTAGATGCATCATAATTAAATACTCACCACGTTATACCACTGGTTGCCAATTAATTTCTGTATTGGGCGTCTGTGCGCTCCGTCAACCAGTTCATCACTATTGCCATTAGTGATACCGGTTGTTACGTAACCAGAAGTGTCACTGAACCCCGGACCGTTCCATACCTGTGCATATTGCAGGCTACCCAGCCTGATATCCTGCACGTATCGGCTGTCAAAATTACCGTAGTCTGTTAGCGTTAATCGTCCGGTAACATTGATGGATTTTTTACTCTCCAGTGTGTCGTTCTGAAAGCGGAATACCTGAACACCATTAGCATAAATATCCAGGAGGCCATCGCCGTTTTGTTTTAAGCCGGTATCGTTATCGCCTAATACAATAGAACTACCTCCCAAAATATTAGGTGTACCGATACCGAGATTACCGTTAATTACGCCACCACTAACAGGTAATGCACCGACATCACCTGCGGATGGTTTTCGTGTTGTGGTATAAAATTCTGTCCAGTCAAGTTCAAAGCCAAAACCGTCGCGTGCCGAACGGTAGGAAATACCGCCATTCTTGTAATTCACACAAAACTGCACTGCCGGACAACTGCCGATATTCATATTAAAATGCAAAATCAGCTTGGATGCACCTCCAGTAGGAACGTTGTAAACCCCGCTGTTCCAGTTCCAGCCGACTGATTTGTCATTTTCCAGTGTGTAGTCTCCCGTCATCCCCAGCGCGAATGCATTCACATCAGCAGCTGACAAAGTGATATCACCGGACAGTGGTTTACTGTTAATCCGGCGTGTCGCCGGGACTGCATTTTTTGCCAGATTTATCGTTTCTTCTAAACCAAGGTATTGGAGAAGCGCGGGAACATCCTTTCCACTCAGATTCGTCAATGTACCATCAAGGGGCTGCTTACCCGCTAATGCATTGGTCATTGTGGTTGCAAAGTTAGGGTCATCACCTAACGCTGCAGCCAGCTCATTAAGAGTATCCAGCGCCCCTGGAGATGAGTCGACAAGAGCTGCAATAGCCGATCTGACAAATGCCGTTGTTGCAAGTTGGGTGTCATTAGAACTCTGATCAGCAGTTGGAGCTGTAGGTTTCCCTGTGAAATTAGGGCTGGCAAGCTTAGCGTAAGCAAGCAGAACCTGTTTTATAAACGCGGTAGTCGCTATCTTTTGTGAATTATCAGATTCAGCGGTCGTTGGCGCTGTAGGCGTTCCTGTAAGGTTTGGGCTATCTAAATTTGCTTTCTTATCCAACTCACCTTTCAGGCGCTTCGCCGAGACAGCAATAGCAGGGTCCAGACCTTCCTCAACCTCTTCAGCGGTCGCAAATCGGGAAACCCCAACAACGCTTTCTGATGCCGGAGGGTTAATAAATACAACATCCCCAAATGTGATATTTGCTGTATCCAGCGACTTAAACGTAATATCACTGGAAATCAACATAACGGTTGCTGATGATTTATTAATTATCGGCATTCGTCTGGAGTAAACGGCAAAGAGTATATTTTTATCCGTATACAATCCAACTGTGTGCACAACATACTCATCAGGAGAGTCATCTTTAGCTGATACATGAATTGTATCAGGTGATATCACCGCCCCACCGATACTAGTTATTCGTTTAATTTCATCATGAATATCAGTTTGTTCAGGTGAGGTAATATAATAACTGGAACCTATTCCAACTGATTTTATTTCAACCTTCTCGGTCCCGGTATTCGAGGCATTAATAATTGCCTGACGCCCGGCGTCAGTTATTGTGAATATTAATTTATCCATTTTAGTCCGTCACTAAATAATTTTAGAAAAGATAAATATTTAAGAAGGTAATTATTAACCCTCTCCGGTCAACCGAACATACGATACAGATTGAAGACCACCAGCAATACTAATACCGCCTGAAATATTAGCCGCCTGTGAGAATGAATATAATGTTCTGGCTGACTTAGCGTATTTTATGCTCCTTATTACATCATCAAGCATCTCCTTCGAAGGTACAGCACCATCAAAGGAGTTAATTGAAGCAACAATAGAAGCCGTGTATGGTTCTCCACGAGGCGACTGTTCGAACCACTCCTTGATATCAACGACACCGCCAAGACTGCTGACAACGTCTTCAACGGCCGCTCTGGTCCCTTTTATGCGCTTAGTCCTGATAATGGATTTAAAAACTGAGCGTTTTAGAGAAACAGGCCAGTTATCCCGCCACGTGTCAGAGTTCCACTGCCATGCAAGATGGTCGAGAACCGCAGATTCAAGACCATCAATTAGCCCATATATAGTGGTTTTAGGGATTAAATTATTAATTGCATGTAGTTCGTCATCGATAGCTTTTGACATAGCTATCACATCAGGGTTTTGAGCTAAATTCTGAGGTAATACATCCAGCAAACTAATGTCTGAGATATCAACCATCTTCTAACCCTTCATATGTACATTCTATATTTCTTTCTCTTGCCGCCTGAATTTCACTAATTACAGTAAATACCGGACTGGTTATTTCAAGGCGTTTAGCCCCTGCATTTTTAAATCTCGATATTATTTCATCAGGGTTAATATCTCGCCCCATAACAGAACGCTGCCACAACTTATATTCTTCAAGTGCCTTATTGACTTCACTTTGAATTAAAGTAGCCCTGCTTTTATCATCTGTACTTATCCAGTATTTTATCGAAATATCATAATCAACCTTGTCTGGCTTTTTGGGTATCACATGATCAGTAAACGGTCTGATATTAGTGGCGGAAAGAACATTACCTATCTGCTCCAGAAGCTCATCAGATGGAATGTCACCGTTCTTAAGCAGACAACGAATCTCAACAGTTCCGGCCGCAGGCGTATAAACATTCACATCTTTGATGTTCTGGTTAGCGGTTCTTGTCCAGTATTTATAGGAATCCTCGGGCCCTGCCGTCGAAAGTTTTTCCGGTGACAGCTGAATGCGCTCAGCATAGTTATCATCATCCTCTTGATCAGCTCCAGAATTCGATTCCGTCAGATTACTGACGCTGGCCACATAGGGGAGAGGCGTTATCAGTGCATTAATCTGGCCGGGTAAAAAACCATTACCTGAAACACCAGGCACCAGAGCATGTCCTGAGACTGTCCCACTCAGTGAACCAGGCGGGATTTCAGTTAAAACATCAGTCTGAAAAATAACATTATTCCCGGTCGTAATCTGTGTACCTGCCGGGATGGTATAAGCTCCCGTCAATACTGTTGATAGCCTGAATTCAAACGTAGTGAGGGCCGACTGAGCCTCAAGCCTTGGAGTATCTGTCATATAACCAAGATGATCGAGACTACTTTCTGTAGCATATGACAGCAGGTTTTGCTTTGCTGAATAATCAATAGCCTTGCGCTGCTGAACAATCACTGAGCACAGCGACTGAATAAAAAGGCGCCGCGGATCTGCTGGCGCCAGTGTTTCACCTGTGATTGCCTCGAATCCTCTTATAGCCCGGGTAACGATTTGTGAAGGATCAGAGTCCGCAAAGGTAATATCAGGCAACCCCCCTCGAGGTAAATTCATCTTTTGACTCCTATAACCAGTTTCGGCCGTATAACGCCATCTGAAGCATTCGCCTTGTCAAAACTGACTGAATGGATAATCGCGCGAGGTTCAAACTCACTGACTTTCTGAATAATCTCTCGCGTGGCCATAGCAATAAAAACAGGTGTCTGGCTATCCACCAGACCGGACGTGACCCCCAGTTTTCGTGAATAGGGGACCGTACCAGTCTGAGTGGCCAGAATTGTCGAGACATTCTGCAGAACTTCTTCAACAACAGTTTGTGGCGCCCAGTTAATACGATACGAAGACGCTGATACTGGCCAGGTGTCTTTGCTCATAATAATTTTCCTAATGCACCTTTAGTTTTAGATTCAACATCACCCGCAATATCTACCAACGCTTCGGCGAGCGAGGCCTGACCCGACTCCAGTAGTTTGATACCCACATTAATCACCCGGGGATTTCCTGTCGGGCCCAGATACGTCCAGCCTTCATCAATGTCAGAAATCACAAAATTTCCGAAATACTGGATACCAATGACAACCGGGTTAACCTCCTGTGCATTATGCATAAATCGCAGTAATGACAACGCAGCCAGCGGCACTACACCAAGCGTTGTATCAAGGCGCATGGTAAAACTCACTTCATCGAGATCCGGTCCAATATCTTCCAGAACCGGTTTGAGGCCGATAACTTCATGTCGGGCCAGGCGGCGTTTTGATGTACGTTTAAAATTGGCGAACGTATTCACCACCATTGACGACGCCACAAACGGCATTGATCCATACATGCCAACAATCACGCTTTTGCCTCCGATGTAGGGGCATATTCCCCTTGTGTGTCATGGTGGTGTTTTTTAACGCCAATACCGTCCACCACTACATCTCCACTCGTAACCTTAATCTCACCCTGAATATCCGCAGCAGTTCCACCTTTAGAGCTACCTTTCAGGCCACCAAGATAGGTAAACAGACCTTTCACTGTGGCATTACCCGTTATGATGGTTTCCGGCGCATCAATCGTGACGGTTCCTGTGGCTTTAACCGTCACATCACCAACAGCATCGACCAGCAATGAATTTGATTCCCTGTCATTCTCAATACGGGTTCCATTCCTGAATCTGATAACGCGCTTGTTTACGGTGTTTGCAGGAGGGGTATGCGTTTCATCGTAAAAGCTGCCAAGGATAAAACCCTGCTGCGGTCCAACGGGAAAAAACAGGCATAAAACCTGCTCACCAACATCAGGCATCCAGTAATCAGCATTCTCATCCGTATTTTTCACAATGACCTGCAAACTGGCTGAGGTCACATTGTCCTGATCATCAAAAGTGACTCTGGCCGTCACTCCTTTTTCATCAATATCAGACACCACACCAACCCGGATAAGCTGGCGAATCAATGTTTCTAAATCGTTCATTCAGTATCCTTCAATGACTCTACGAATATCGGCCGATGTGGTATACCCACCGTTACTAATGGCATGAGTTGCTTTTGAAACCAGATACTTACCAGAAAATTTACCAAACCCGGCTAAATTGAGCGTGACGCCTGCAATAAGTCGGGTATCACCAGGCAACACCAAAGAACCGGTATTCTGATATCTGTTTTTTAATCTCAACGCCGCTTTCGCTTTACGCTTCGCCTCATCGAGGTTTGCGACCAGTTTTCTGATTTTGAGGTTGGCGCCATCTTCAACAGAAGGATCTTCCCAGGTATACGCCAGTGATTTTCTTTTTTTAGGTACCCGATATTTGCAGGTGCAGCTCTTATACAAATCAGAAGATTGAGCACTAAAGGAATAACGAATAATTTCATCAACACCCAGCGTCAGGGTTGCTATTGGCTCTTTTTCCTCAAACATTTCCTGAGCAAATATCACAAGCTGACTATCCGTAACTTTTAAGGACACGCCTTCATCCTGACAAAGACGATGGAGAAACTTTAAGTCGCTTTCCTCCATCTGGTCTTCACGTTCGTAATATGGATTACTGCCCTCATCGATAAGAAACATCAGCTCAAGGTTGGCCAGCTTCGCTATTGATGTAGCGATATCCCTGAGCGTAGTTTTCTCCCAGGCGTTGCTTTTCAAATCACGGCGTACACCAGCGGCTACGGGTACAGATACCGCGCTAACCTCAACAACAGAAGGAGGGCCAGACGATGTGATACCATCAACCTGAAAACTGCCACACTCCAGCGCTATCTGATTGAATGGCTTAAAGACAAGACGAATAAAGTCCCCTTTTTCAGGTGACCAGTCGCCAGACCATTTCCCGTCGTCGTTCTTCAGCGTAATAGCGATGTCATCAACCTGGCCATCCTCATTATCGGTATACGATATTGAGAGAATGTCAGGCTGCATGTCAGCCGTGATATCCATATTCTGGTAAATCACGTCAAAAAGAGTTTTACGTAACACTGTTTCGCTTCCACGGTGGCAGGTTATTCACGGTTGCCGGCTTTGCAGGTGCATCAGGAACAGTCAGGATGACTCCGGCAGAAAAAAGCACCGTTAAACGGTGCTTTGGGTTGGCATCAACAAGCAGATAAGACAGATATTCATTTCCATATAGTCTGGCGGCAATGCTGTCCCAAGCATCGCCCTGTATGGTCCTGTAATTATCCAAAGCTTAACCTCCGACTCTGAAAAAGGTGGGCGCTCATTTTCTTCTCAAAATCTGAGTAACCCGCGTCCAGCGCCCTCTGTACAGCCGCTTCTGTTTCCTTTGGTGAACCAGGGGGAAGATTAATCACTGGTGCGTATGTAATCCCACCAGGCGGTATGACAGCGCCCCCGGAGGCTCCCGAGCGAGATGACAGGCCTCCTGCAACTGATATTCCATGAGGAGAAAAGCGGGTCTGCCCGAACTTACCTGAAATTGCAGTCTGGAGGCTGTTACTCCCGTTAACTCCAGAGGCCAGCGTGGCCATTATTGCGCCACCGGATTTAGTCAGTTGAGAGAATGGCCCGCGCTTTGCGTCAGAAAATGGCAGGTACTCACGAACGGTCGCAAAAACACCCTTCACCTCATCAACCAGAGCACTGGCTTTCGATTTAATACCGGTGATCAGGGTTTCAATAATTTTAGCCCCGGAGTCGCTCCAGTTGATGGTGTTAAGTATGTCAGCCCCCGCTTTGAAGGCCTGTACCAGCCAGCCAACAGGCGTAAAATTCATGAATACAAATTTCAGTCCTTCAAGAGCCTTAACGCCATATTCCCTGATTGTTGGCCACACCTTTACCGCACAGGCCTTGATCTTGTCCCAGTTCTGATAGAGCAAAACCCCGGCCGCAACGAGAGCTGATATAGCCAGCTGTATCCAGCCAAAAGGAGTCATTTTTGTTGCTACAGACAGCGCCAGCATCGCCACACGACAGGCAATAACCGCGGTTCTCATTGCCAGTAACGCCCCGGACGTCAATACAATCTGCGATACCAGATTGGGGTTATTTGCGACAAACTCACTGACTTTAGTAAGCAATGGCACCAGGACACCAAGCGCCGCGTTTAATGCTGGTTGTAGTGCCTGGCCAAAGCTCAGTGCGGCATTACTGGCCTGAATGCGGAGCTGCTTTAAACGCTCCGCATTATCTTTGGTGATATTCGCAAAATCGCGCTCAACAACAGCACCACCAGCACCAAGAGAGGTTTCCTTAATCCGTCGGTATTCTTCCCAGTTCTGGATCATTGGCCGGACAAAGTTCTGCACCTGCATATCACCAAAAAGCTCACCCAGTAATTTCTGATCGCCATTTTTGGTCATTTTGATGACAGACTTCATTGCCGCTTCAAACGGGTTCTGTCCTTTCTTTTGTGCGGAAGTAACGATTTTGTACATATCAACGCCAAAGTTCTTTTGAGCCTTCTTCAGCGTTTCAGGCGAAAGGATTTTCGCCATAAAGTTATTCATGTTGTTGGCGGCTTCATCAGAGGTTGATGCCCCCTTACGGGCTATCTGTAGTGCAGCCCCCATTGTTGCTGCAGCCTCATTCCCTCCCATTTTCAAGGCCAGGAACTGGGCGCCAAGAACAGGAAGATTTTTGGCCATATCCTTAAATTCGAAGTTCCCCTCTTTACCCGCCTGAACCAGAATCCCCATAGCTGTTTTCATTTGAGAGGGATCGATTTTAAGAGCATCGCTGAGTGTAAAGGATGCTTTGGAAACATCGAGTATGTCTGAGCCGGTTGCAGTCGCAGTACGCCCTATTGTCAGAAGGTTAGCCTGAGCTTCTTTGTAATCCTGACCAGCTGCAACCAGGAAGCCCTGAGCCGCCTGAATATCAGACGCAAACTGGTTTGTCGCAGCCCCGGTGACAAGCATCGCCTGGCCCATAGCCTGAACCTCAGCTGGCTTCATATCTGCTGTCAGGCCGATCATTTTGTTCTCACGGTTAAAATTAGCCGTGTTATTGGCCGCAGCAAATACCCCGGCAGCTACAGCTGTAGTCTGTACACCGGATCTGACTAACTGGCCTTTGGCTTCTCCGAGCTGTTCCATTTTCAGCTCGCGGCGTTTCTCCAGCGAACGGTTGAGTTCATCCTGAGCCCGTTTTGCATCCAGAATATTAGTCCTGGCCTGAGCCAGTGCTGTTTTATAGCGGATTACCTGCTCTACGCTGCGAGACTGAGCTTCACGATTGCGATCAATGCTGAGTTTCAGCTCTTTTTCACGAGCTGTCAGCCCCTTAGCTGATGTATCAGCCCCACCGTAGGCGTTTTTCAGCGAAGCGAGCTCGTCACGCTGTGAACGTAACGATGTGCGTAAATTTGATGACTGAGTTTTTGCCCTTTCAAACTCCCGGATCATCGCCCGGGTTGGGTTCTCGGTATTACTTATCTGCCGCTGCAGCTCTTCCACGCGAGCGGCCGCTTTATGGTATTCAAGCGCCGTCTGCCCAACCCTGGCTTTCATCGCCTGAAGCTTTTGAACCTCGCCCTGGTCTTTTCTGAGATCGGTTAACTCAGAGTTAAGTTTCGCCACTGCCTGATGAGCAACGTTAAAACTCTTTGGGAGAGAGGCGGCAACTTTGCCGCCTATTTCAAAAGCCAGCTGAAAGTTCTTATTGCTGGCCATTATTTATTATCCTCATTAAACAGCTCAATCCAGGCGATAAGGCGACTCAGCCGAAGCGAGAGCCAGTATGAAATCGGTGTGAATTGTTCTGATTGAGAGAGGGAACGAGCGGCCCTCATGACTTGCTTATCCATTGGGGTGCGTGGATCGAACCCTACGCCAGCAAAAAACTTTGTACCCTCTGGCAGATTTTCACGAAGTCACGCGCTGGCAAGCCGTTAATATACTCAACCGGACGATCCAGACAGCGAGCAGCTAACGCAGCCTGGACTTTATTATCTAATGCAGCTGAAGCAGAAACATGCCCCTGAGCCTGTAATACGTCAGTCACTTCTAAAATATCCGCCCCCTTCAACTCGTCCAGGTTAAGAACTATTTTTGACGTTGGTTCATAATCTTCAAAACGATACTCTTTACTTAATTCAATAATTTCCATCTTATCCCCTTAGAGCCCTAAATCATCACGAACAGTCTGAAGGATATCTTCGCCATTAAAGATGCAGATATAGTTCAACTTATCTATTTCAAGAACTTCCTTTCCGTTAATAAATAATTTGAGATACAGAACCTCAAATTCATTTTCAGTATCAGTCGCTTTTGATACCTGTAACGAACCAAGATCTAATTTCTTAGGATTCAGCTTCATTGAAGCGCGGATTGGTACGGTTTTATATTTACCGGTTCCCGCATCGTAGACCTGCTGACTCCCCCTGAAATCCACCTGATGCGATGAAGAAAGAAACAGGTTTGTACCATCAGCTGTTAATGTTCGCCATTTCAGCGAAACACTCATTGATTTGAAGTGTCCGAGCGTCCCGGTTTCAATTTCACCTGCAATTCCGGCACCTGAAACTGTCTCTGTCATCATTTCAATGGACGGTAATTTAGCATCAGCTATGCCAATAATACGGCTACCTTCACCATAAACGGTGAAGTTAATTAAACGTTCTGGAATTTGATTACTCAAAACAACCCCCTGTTAATTAGCTGAGCCAAACAGATTCAATAAATAGTCGGGGTTATATTCCATAATAAACTCTATATCTCGCGCCGGAGAGTATGGAGTAAATTTCACATGGAATTTAACGATCCCATCCATCAACGCCGTCGTCGGATTTTCAGCCTGATTAAATTCGACCTTACCGCCAGCAATGTCCTGATTCCCGGTAAGACCGTTAAACCAGATATTAGCGCTGGTAACGACTGACTCAATAAGCCGTCGGTTAGCAGGGTCATCTATTTTTGACCAGTGTGTCAAAATTAGCGTATTCCCTGTCCAGTTAAACATTCGGCGCCCGACACGAAACGCGTCTTTCGGGTCTGTATTTTTTGGATAAATTGCGGTGCGGTTTCCCCAGGATTTCCAGCCATCAAAATTAAGGCTGGTTACGATCCCCTGACCGTTCAGATAGTTGGCCTGACTGTTATTCAACCAAACCTCTGAGCCATCTTTACGAACAGCACCATCCATTTGCAATGTGATATTCGACGGAGAACGTGAAGGAACATCACCGTTTTTACTGTCCATCAGACATGTTGCAGCTGCCAGATGAGTGGAGTGGTAATAAATGGTGTCTCCCAGCTTCACCATCGGCCAACATACAGTCTGGTTCGCGGCGAGCTGGTTATTGTTCTGCTTCCATTCCGGTACCGCTGAGTAATCACTGATTATCGCCGTATCGGTTGGGGCGTCAGTTAACGCTTCAGCTTTAAACAGCTCGCTTATCATCGCGGATTTAGTCGCCATTAACTGGCCAACTTCACTGTCCGTACTAAATCCAGGCGCAATCACCTGGCCGGGAACCAGTTTAAAGCGCGGGTAAACGTCAGCAAGCAGCTCAAGGCCGGTACTTAACTTAGTGTTAAGATCAACACCGCCGATAATGTCATCTTTGGACACTGCATCAGGATCAAGGTGTGTATAACTTACGGTTAGCGCTGCATCTTTATCCTTGATAGCCCCACCAGTGATTGCGGTAATGACCGTATACCCATCGTCATCAAGAGCAAGAATATAGTCGGTATCAACAACAAGAACGGCCGCATCGGGCGCAGCACTTTTTACAACAACAGAGTCGTAGAGAACCCCATCCTTAGCCAGTGTTGCCTTACCGCCTGAAAGTTTGACGGCTTCATCGACAACGTCTGCTTTGTGTTTTGCCGGGTCCAGTACATTGATAAACACAACCGGAGCCACGCCATAGATACCAAAAGCGACCTTAATCACTTCGCTCAAAGTATATTTTTCAAAGTTAGTGCTGAAACCTATCTTTGAAACGGCTTCGGCATAGGTGTATGCAATAACCGGTTTATTAACCGCAGATGATGGATTATCAAGCTGGTTTACTGGAGAAGTACCAAACGCAACAATTAACCCCGCACTAACGTTTACTGGAGGTGTAATTGAAGTAGGTATTTCAGATGTATAAATACCGTGACGGTAGCCCATTAATTAATCTCCTTCATCGCTGCAAAAACACGCGAATACATCACAGCTTCAACACTGGTTTTATCGCTAAGCCGCTTTTCTGCATCAGCAAAATCAGCAGTAGTAACAAAGAGTTGTTTAGCACCTGAAATAACGCTTATCAGCTTTTCACACTCCACCGACAAACCATTCCGATATATTCTGTGCTTCAGCAATGAAATTTGAGGAATTGTTGGCCCGATATAAATTAATGTCGGGATATTTTCTTTTTTTGGCGTAGCCGCGCCCGCCGCTTTCGCGTTTTTTTTCTCAGTAGTCATTAGAGATCGTCCTGAAATTGAGTATTTTGAGGTTTAATTACTGACCAGGAACCAATCGCCTCCATTACCCAAAAAGGATATGGCTGATCATCGAACAACTTCCAGTGGATATCGTTCTGAAATTCATACTGCATATCCAGAACAGGGTTTTCCTGAAAATCCTTAGCCATTCGGCCAAGAACAATCATTAACCATTCATATCCGGTTGGATCTTCACAAAAACCACCCAGCAGGAATTTCACCCGAACAGTATCCATGTCAGGCTGCATTCCCCCTTCTGTAGGTCGGATAATAATGTGAGGAAACTCTGGAGGTTTATTTGGGTCTGGGGCTGATTTTGGTGGTAAAAAACCTTTGAAGATAGTGGGAACATACAACTTAACGTCTGTATCCCTCTCATCCTCTGAAGGCCCCTGTATCAACAGGTTAGGGCAAATCTCTTTCTCTAACCGACTTTTTATTGCATCAATCAACAGATTGCTCAAATTGGCATACCTCTGTTCGTATTGATAGTCAGAGTTATTTCTAACACCCCTGAATTATCTGCGGCCTCATTCACAACATAGCTACGACCGTTAATAACCATTAATTGGTCCTTAACAGGAACGTGAGCAAAATCATTACGCGAAGCAAATAGCGTTATTTGCTCCTGATTTACACCCTCAGCAAACTCAGCATATGAGCGCTTATTACGTTCGTGAACGAGGTCTGTATCCAGAACGGCAAGGATGTCCTTGCCGTCAATGTTGTAGATGTCAGCAAACTCTTTCTCATTCATAAATACCGCAGAAATATCCTGCGCCATTATCTCTTTAAAAGAGTTCATCGAATGTTACGCCTTTGATTTTTTTTCCTTCGCAGAAGCCTTAGCCTGGTCCTTTTCTGGCTTTATGCCTTCCTCTGCAACGCTATCGGAAGAATTGGTGTTATCTCCACCAGAAACACCTGTATTGATATTCGTGTTAGCGATATCTGTATCGATCTCGCTAACATTGAAAATACAAGTGCCAGCCTCTTCCGCGCTGATTAGCCCCTCATCAACAGCATCATTTACCGCAGCAGCATAACCATGCCGATAACCCCGCTTGAATGCTATTTCAAACGCTTCAGCGGCGTGCTCAGCGTTTTTTCCGGTATCAGTGAGGGGTTCGTCGCCATCAGTCGCTTTAGCATGACCTGAAGCGATTAGCTCCGCAATTTTTGATTCTGGCAAAACCCCATCAAGCAAACGGCCCGCTTTAAGCGAGCCGTATTGACGGGTATCGATGTTTTTAACTAAACGGGCCATTTACACCACCTTAGCAACCAGATAAGCATCCGCCACGCCGGGGTTAGGCAACGGCGCGGACTTCATCGCGACAAAACGTCCTTCTGGTTTTCGGCTTACCCAGGTATCGGGAACACGAGGTGATTCCACCAGCGTGAAGCTTTTTTCCGCTTCATCGGCCAGTACAACCGCCCCATAGAGCATTTCACCGCGTCCCGGCGCACCGAGAAGAATTTTATCTTCAGGTACCAACGGTTCTGTTTTTCCGCTTACGTCGTTGTAAACCAGTTCATCGTAGCCATAGAAATCAACGCCTTCGATGGTACCGTAAAATGTAACGCCCTCTTCCAGATCTTTAGGCTCAATCTTACCTAACTCCTTACGGCGGTTATCCAGGTACTTACTGATAGCTTCGTTTGCAACGAAGGCATCAACAACTTTAGCCCCCATGACTGCAACGCGCGGGGTAAAACCAGATGTTAATGACACCTTACGCTTCCAGTTGCGCACATTGACCAGTGGATCAGATGCAGCCGATGTCCAGAGGTCATCACCAGTCAGTTCAAGATACGGTTTATCAGCATCATTATCCGGCCAGAAATATACTGTTTCTTCTACACCAGTACCGACGATTTCAACCATACCGCTGAAAAGAACCTGAGAACACATCCATTCTTCGCGACGGTTGACCATATCATCCAGTTCAACCAGATCTTTACCTAATTGCTCAACGGCGCGTTCCTGTGGCGATTTAGAGTTATAGATATTCTCACCTGGCTGGCGATTAAGAAGATGCTCTGCAGTAGTAACTAAATCAGGTGCAACGAGCGGTGGCCGTAACGTTTTTGTTTCAAAACCGTGGCGCTCAACCGTTTTTGAGCCGTACCCTTTACCAACAAATGGCGCCATAGTGCGACCACCGCGAACAAAGTCGAGATCCACTTTTTCAGTGTTGAAGGTCGAAATACCAGGGAAAAATGTACGCAGAAGGAAGCGGCGTGGTTCAAAGTTCTGTATGACCGGCTCCAGCATCGTGCGACGTTCAAAAATATCAATATTTGGCATGTTTATTCAGCTCCTTCAGGCCACAGGGTCAGGCATAGCGTCGTTGAGGAATAAACCGACCTTACGGCAGGCCAGATATACATCAGCAACCTTTACACCAGCTGGCAGAATCACTTTGCGACTATTGAATACTCCGGTCGCCCACGCAGTTCCACGACATGCTTTTTTAGAAGCATCGATACGATGCTGGGCAATACAGAAAGGCAATTTTTCTTCCGCATTCGCACTGGTCAGGTCAATCGCTGCAACCGTAACTACGTTGGTTGCGGGATCAATACTGACGAAGGAAAGCAACGTGCCGCGCTCAATAACACCGCTGGCTACATTGATATTGACTGGTACAGCTGGCATGGCGCCAGATATAACCAGGTTGTCTGGTTCATGAGTAAAAGTTTCCTGCATGTCCTACCCCTCAACGCTTGTTACGATTTTGAAATGCCGAACCAATGCTGTTTTTCACTGCTTCAACCTCTTGCTCACCCTTATTCTGTGGTGCCCGGGTATCAACGGCATTTTTCAGCGGATCGGCATCATCCATTCTGTTCTGCAGATACGCGGCATTACGGCCGCGCTCCGCGTTCATAATTTCCAGAGCCAATGCTTCAGCAGATACCCCTGTTTCGAATTTGGCTTTGTTGACCAATTCGTCATGCCCGGGAATAACTGAATCCTCAATTTGCTTAATTCGATCACGTTCGGCCTTCACACCGTCATCTTTACCTGCATTGAATACCTGGTTATATAAATCAGGATGTTTGTTTTTCAGGGTTTCGAGATCCACAATCTCCTCCTCGTTATGCGCGGTCGGCACCGCAGATTGTTTGTTATCTGGTACTGTTAATTTGGCGAGTGAATCAGGTAGGTGAGCAAAGCGGGAAGCGTCAAAGCTCATACCATTCAGGGAGAAAACGCCGTTGTTAAGAGATGCGGCCAGGCGCATTGGCTGTTCCACTTCATCGGCAAAGCCCAGCTCAACAGCTTCATCGGCACTGAACCAGGTTTCGGCGTCCATCAACTCAATAAGTTTTTCGTCAGAAAGCCCCGTTTTTTCACGATAAGCGGCCAGGATGCTATTTCTGACTTTATCCATCATTTCAGCGATGCTACGAAGCTCTTCTGAGTCACCAGCGGCAAACGTCCACGGGTTATGGATCATCATCATTGCGTTAGCCGGTATGATGATTTTATCCCCGGCCATCGCAATGATGGTTGCGGCCGATGCAGCTATACCATCGATATAGACGGTGACATTAGCCGGGTGACGCTTCAGGGAAGAGAGTATCGCTTGCGCGGTAAAAACTGAGCCGCCATAGCTGTTGATGCGGACAACAATGGTTTTAGCCGTGATGTCCTTCAGTTGCTTAACGACTTCAGCGGAAGAAATATCATCCCATTCCCCGATATAGCCGTAGAGTTGCATTTCAGCCGGGGTATCATCTTCCCCCGCTGAGTTTTTGATATTCCACCAGTTAGACATTTAGTTCCTCTTCATCAGGTTTTTCAGGTACATCAGGCGTACTAGCCAGCTTCAGATCTCGTCGCGTAGCTTCTTCTCTTCCGCTAATCTGCGCGGCCTCTTCCCAGTTCAAACCGGACATTTCAGCGGCTTCTTTCTCTCGTGTAGAGAACGTTTCTTCTACACGCATTTTCGCCGCCTTCACTTCCTTCAGAGGATCGAGCTGTCCCTGAGATGGGCCATACCACTGAGCGCCACACCAGGCCGCCTTATATTCAGGCCCATAAAAAAAGCCGGGTGCGATAACCCGGCCTTTCGCCACTGCTTCAGATAACCATTCCTCATAAATGGGCTGGCAGAACGACAACACCATCCACTCTCGCCGCATCCTGAACATCTTCCAGGCTTCCAGAAGAGCTGCACGACTAGCGCTATAGCTGGCTGTGAAGTGTTTAACCAGCAGTTCGTATGGCAATTCAAGCGCAGCACCAATCTGGCGGCAAATAGCCACGACAAAACCATCAAATGCAGTATTAGGTCGCCCAGGATTAGCTGTGTCTACTGACTCCCCATCACCAAGGCTAATGACAGATCCAGACCCCATTTCGATCGTATTTTCATCGTGATTATCGATCTGCTCATATTGAGGAATACCAGCCTCACCTATTGGCCCTTCAGGAGCCTCCGTTTTAACGAATACAGTAAATAACCCAGAAACAACCGCAGCGACCAGCTCCGCATCTGTGTAGCGACCCAACTGCTTCAGCGCTTCAATAACTGGAGCCAAGACAGGAACACCGCGCCGCTGTCCAGGCCGCTCCCAATCCTGCATGACATGGAGAACATTACGTCGCCCCGTTTTCTTGCCATAAGCCGGTATTCGTTCCCACTTCCTCTGGACAAAGCTGGATGTACTCGCGGGGTGGTGCTTAGCAATCCAGTAAGCAACCGGATCGCCGTATTCACCTAGTTCAATACCGCCATACATATCAGGGATAACAGTGGTATCGGGATTACAAACGCGATCACCTTCTATGAGGTAAACGCACAAATCATAGATAACCCCTTTCCGTTTTATTACGGGAAGCGTGGCAAACACATCACCAGACGACAACGCCGATATCTGGACCAGTGATTGAAGCTGACCAAATGTACACATTCTTGATGCGTCACAGTTCACTGAATCAGCCCATAGACGGAACTCACGCTCCGTATTCTTTTCCCATAATCTCGCTTCTTCCGGTGACAAGCCCAGAAACTCAGCATCGATGTTAGCGTTGAGCTTTAGCCCTGAACCAACAACATTGGTTCGGATCGTTTTTATGGCTCCTGTCGCAAGAGGATTACCCATAAAAAGATCACGCGAACGTTCCCGCAATATATTCAGTGGCTTAACGATATCGTCATCCGGCGAGCCAGCTCGACTAAACCAGCCGCGCATTGATTTCTTATGCGTACTTGCACCGTGGCGGTCGTAACCTAAATTATTAATGGCTTCCAGTTTCTTCCTTGCCACAGCCCTGTTTAGCGCTCTTTGAGGTGAAAACGGTGCAATGACCTTATCCAGAATGTTCATAAATCTCTCACTACAACGCGTTTAACACGCGGTCCGCGGCGAGTACCGGCAGTCATCCGCTCGACCTCATTACGCCAGAAGTCAAGCTGCTCTCTCACTTCTGAAAGATCCGCTCTGTTTAACTGCCTTGTTCCCAACTTATAGGACTGTCCACCGATTGCGATAGCCCGGTATGCCTCTTTCCAGACCGACAGCATTTCTTGAGCTTCAGTTAGCGAAATGGCCTCATAACTCATTGATATTTCTCCTATGCGGTAACTCCGCGACTTCTGACTCGTCGCCGTTTTTTTTGCGTGCTTTGCTGTTGCTGTTGAACATAGACGTTTCCTCGTTGTTCCTGCTCGGCAAGCCAGTCAAAGTTGGGGTTTAGTATTTCCATCGCCGCAGACGCATAGTTACGGCAGTCGAGTGGCTCATTTCGGTTGTAAATCTTTTCCCATTTCTCTTTTGTCTGACCATTTTTGTATTCAAAGACCTTCTTCTCTGAGAGCAAACCTTTGAAGTATTCAGTGTCATACCCTCGCTCTGAATCGACCGGGAAGTGCATATAACCGGGGCCTGGGTCGTGAAGTTTGATGCGAGCGATAATAGTGCCTTTCCCATCATCCACGCCGAGATTGAACAGCATTGCACCAATGCGATTGTTATTATTCGGTTTGCCAATGAATGGCAGCCCCACACCGCCGCGCCCTCTAATTGAGTAAATTCGACGAGATTCGCGAGATTTTGTGAACCGGTAAGTTTCTGTTGTGAAGTGACCGCCGGAGTCAACACATGCAGCGGCTATCGACAGGCGCTGGCCGTCACGGAATTGCCACGACCGGAGAAGAAACTCATCCAGCTGCTGCCAGACAGCAGATTGAGCAGGGTCCCCCATGAATATTTTGTATTCAATCCCCCAGGATTCTTTGCCTTTCCCCCATCCCACAACTTCAGCGGCCAGATAACTATCCTGCACATCAACACCCGCGGTCAGAAGCAATACGCCGTCAGGTAAAAAATCCTCATACCGAACACGACGCTGCAGAAGATACTCATGGTCAATTTCTTCTTTCGCGTCCTCTTTCCACGGTTCACCCAACTTCAGGTTGATGAATTCCATTAAGCCGTTTTTATCGCGGTTTTTTGTCGCTTCGGCGAACTCAGCTACGAGCTCAGACAATGCTACCCACGGAGAATAAAGACTGCTGATATGGAACCCGACAATACCTTTTATTTCGGGGTGCTTCGGAATCCAGACCCCTTTAGCCAGCCAGTCAACATCTGGCTTCCCTGGTCCACGGATAACATCGCCGCACTCACGACATTCGTAGCGAGCCGTTTCAGGCAACGCTTCCCCCATGTCGTTCTTATCCCATTTCACTTGCGACCATTTCAGTACCTGCATAGCCCCGCAGCAGGGGCAAGGCACATGGTAATAACGCTGATCCGAGAGCTTGAACCACTTATGAATGTTGCTCGTTTTTTCTAACACAGGGGTAGAAACAAACACTTTTTTGCGGTTATGGAAGTTTGTCGTTCGTTGAATACCCAGCTTTAATGGATCGCCTTCCTGCGTCACACCGTAACGGTCGATTTCATCAGCTAACAATATTCGAATTGGACGAGAAGCAAGACCAGCTGGCGAGTTAGCGCCAACCAGCGCCACATACCCCCCCGCATAGTGTTTCATACGGATCGTAGTGCTGGACTTTTTAGCCGCGCCACGACCTTCTTTCCCTTCACGGAGCTTATTCTTTAATCCCGGAGAATACTTAAAGGTGGGATCGATACGCTCTTTCGAAAAGGCTTCAGCTGCTTCAACTGTCGGGTAAATCATCAGCTGTGGTGAGGGTTCCTGATCGGTAAAATACCCCATCACGTTGAGCTGCATTTCTGACTTACCAATCTGCGAACTACACTGCATGACTACCGTTTCAGTATCAGCATCGCCAATAACATCCATCGGTTCACGCAGGTAAGGTACTCGACTGGTGCGCCACGGCCCCGGCTCGGGAGAAGTTCCCGGCGCCACATGACGATATTTATCGGCCCACTCAGAAACGGTTAGCCGTGATTTTGGGCGAAGCGCACGGAAAAACGCGGTGCTCCATACTGTTTCGCCCATGCGGTTTATTCTTCCTGCTTAATAAATCGGGATTCCTGAAGCGCCTGAAGCGCAAAATTAATCTCATCCTCAATGATGCGTTCAATCTCCCTTGCCGTTTTTCCCTCACAGCGCGGGGCGGCACGGGGAGCAATACTAAACAACCGACTTCTCAACTCGTTTGCAGCGAGAAAAGCATCATCAGCAACGGTATCTTTAGCTATAAGCGATCCTTCTTTTTCTTCGTACTCCAGCTTTTTTAATTTCGCCTGATAAACCTTTTCTGCGGTCTTGGCCTTATTGAACTGTGCAGCGACGGCAGTCGAACCACCAGCTAACCCAGCATCATCACCGGGTAGTTCAGGCTCGGTTGATCTGTGGCCTTTTTTACCGTTAATGGCTGAAGCTTCCCGGCCAACCTGTTTACTCGCCTCATACGCAGTACTGGCTGTATCAAAATCCAGTTTTCCGCTTTTCAGTACAGGTATCCGGCCAGACGCACATAACTTTGTGACCATCGCCGGAGAGATGCCTTTTCGCCTCGCAAATTCTGACTTACTGACGATGGCCATCACTGGCACCTGTCAGCGAGGTATTTCACAAACCCTTCATGGGTCTCATGCGCATCGTGGTACTGGCGGTATACATCCAGTAACAGCGCAATCTCTGTATCAGTTGCCGGGATACGGTCTTTATCAATGGTGAGATACTTAATCTGAACGATCGGCGGTGCGTCATCTTCCTCAGATGGGGGAGGCTCAACATTTAACATATCGTCAATCTCAGAATCGCTAAATCCGAGTAACTCAATGTCAAAATCGCTATCAACCAGCTCACTGACTTCTTCGGCAAGCAGCTGCATATCCCATCCGGCATTTAATGCCAGCTTGTTATCAGCAATGCGATAGGCTTTTTTTTGCTTTGGTGTAAGACCCGTTAACCTGATGACAGGTATCTTCTCTATCTCCAGAACTTCAGCAGCAGTCAGACGTCCATGCCCCGCAATAATTTCATTGTCCTCGTCGATCAGCACCGGGTTCGTAAATCCAAACTCCCGGATGCTGTTGACGATTTGATCCACCTGCTCATCAGAGTGAGTTCGTGAATTTTTAGCGTAACGAAGCAGTTTGCCACGCGGCAAATATTCGATTTTTAGCATCATTTTTTCACCACGATTGTCAGTCGGTAAAAGAAAACCGAGTAACCCAATGAAAACAAAAAGGAAATTAGAGGATCTTTTTACCCATGGAGGGTAAAAGAAAACAACATAATTGTCTGATTTTATTGCATTTTAATGGATAAAAAGGATCTAAATCGATGCAATGAGTAAAAAAATAGATATAACAGACTGAAAATAAAGAGCTTTGTTTAATCTTTTGTTTTTAAGGTTAAAAAAACAGATGTAACTCGATGATATTTAAGATAAATAACCATCTTCTTTTTACCATTAGCAAACCAGCTAAAAACACTATTTTCCTTCTATAAATCAATCAAATAATTCAATTCTTTTTACCGATCACTTTTAACCTAACTTTTCCGGCGTTCAGCTAGTCGATTCTCGGGGTTCGAATGACCCGCATTCAACGCTCTTGGCCAGAAGGACCCAAAGGGGTTGGCAGGTGATCACACAGGCTGTCAGCCAGCCCCTCAGAGCCAGCCGCAGCACGCCGCACACGCGGCGAATATTAGTCGAACTTCTTAGCAAGTAACTCATCAATAGCCTTTGCAATCTCATCAGTGAAGGCCGCTTCACCAGCCCGCAGAGCAACACCATGCCAGTCAAGCCGTTGCGAATAGTTAGGTCGTTGAATGAATGTAAGGATCAGCGTAGGACGCCGCCCAACGCGCTGCCACACGCCAGGCTGTAGCGGGTTACTCGTACCAGGACGAATAACAAAGAACTCCGTAGGCTTGCCCTGACGGCGGTTCTGATGCACATCGCGCTGCACACGCAGACCGGACAGCACTTGCTGCAATTGCCCCCGGTTAATATTCCCGTATTTATCCCGCTTTGCACCGGGGCCAGGGGCAACCTGCCAGCCGTTCGGCAGATAACCACCAGCCCTCAATGCACCTTCAGAGCGCTTATATTGGCGCTCTCCCCCTTCAATCTGCGGCGTTAGCGTAGTTGGCGCAGGTGTACCGCCCCACTCCCGAGCATAAACAACAGCTTTGGGATTGTTTTTTTTAGCGGCCAGAATATATGTTGAGTTCAAAATCCACGGCGTCGGGTTATCGAACACACGGCCGATTTCATCCTTCAGTGCCATCTGCGCCGCCTTAGCTGTTCTGGTTGCCGTAAGTGCCATCGCAAACGGTATTTCACGTTCTTCCAGACGTATGAGCTGGCGCTGAATGACCTGAGCGTCAAAATCCAACTTAACTTCAATATTGTCAGCCACCAGCTCCCCCTGCTTAATCATATGGTCCACGAAGTACAGACGCCTTTTAGCACTCACGGCCTGAGGCTCATGTTATCTTTGAGGATGTCGAGTACGTCCGTCTGGTCTATCTTAACGAGACGATTCAGGATGTATGTCGCATTTATGCCAATCAGATCATTGCGTTGCGCTTTGAGTTCAGCAATTCTGGATTGGATGTCAGGTTTTGACATGTTTTCGGACGCGGTACGGTTAGCTGTCTTTGCGCTGTACCCCGCCCGAATATCCGCTTGCGTGGCGTTTAAATCAATGAGGTACTCGCGACAGAACGTCTCTTGTTTGCGGTGAGTGACATTTTTTTATTGCCCGAAGAGTTTTTATGACTATCTATTACACAGTAGACCGTGCTGGTCATCATGGTATGCCAAACCCACTTTCCGCTGGCTTAGTGATTACAGCATCGGAGAGCTTCAACCATTTGCCTCCCAATATTGCTACACATCTGTCAGCATTGCTTCCAGGTGATTATTCTCGTCATGGGAAGCAATATTTGATTGACAACATTGCCATGACTAATCACGCAGGACATCCAATGGAGATAATACTCGAGTTGATTAGACAAAGAGATTATCCAACCAAGCCATCAAGGTTACAGTCTACCTTTGGTTGCTTATCCTTATCAGATGCAGATTCTTTCAGAAAGCTAGACAACAGATTTTCCAGCGCTCCTATTTTTGAGATTTCGCCATTAAATCAGCAAGCTCATGTTGCTGATATGCACTTGTTGAGTATCGCTTGCCCAGCTCATGAATATCTCAATAAATGTCATCTTTATTGGCGGGGATTGCCTGGGCAAAACCCTTTTTGGGAGGCAGTTATTCCATTACCTGCAACAGTAGGAAATCAAGTGGCTTGAAAGAGAACGGGCTAGGGATGCTTTTCAATAGACTCGCAGTCCGGTTTTGCCATTTTAACCCTCAGTTTCTTGAAAACTATTTAATCAGATGTATCTTTGATAACGCAGTATCAACGCTCTATTAATTCAAGGAATGTAGAATGAAATACTCACAGCAAGAAAAACTACAGATCATGATGCTCAGTGATATTCACCGAACATTAGAAATTGAAAACTCATTTGATCCTGACCTCATTGACGAAGCAGTCAGCACGGATAACTACTGGGCTTTATCCTGGGAATACCCAAGCCTTCAAGATGAAAACGAGGAGACCCCTTGGGAGGTCCAACTATTCGTTGATGCCTATGATATGTATGACATTCTCCAATACACATACGAACGTTTCAGTGCGGAAGATAAAGCAGAGGTTGCCGAAACTATTCGTAATTTCGATGAAAAATTCTCACTCACATTCCCTGGGTTTGACGGTAACAACGAATCAAAGTTTCTTTTGATTGGTAGTTTATTGAAACGGATGGGACGGTTTAGCGGCAAAGACGATCTCACTCGGAACTCTCACATGCCCTCTGTTGCAATTTACCAACGTATGCTTGAAGTTTTCCTTCCAGCTCGAGCTAAAAATTGGATTCACAATGTGGGCATAACTAAACAAGATTTTATCGATACACTCAACGCGAGAGTACATCCAGAAAATCGTTAAGAGTTAATGCCCGTAAATGCGGGCATTATTCATCATGGAGCCCTATTACTTTGTCATAGGTGCGCTCACAGGTATTTCCGGCGACATAACGCTCATCAGCCTCTTTTGCGAACTTTCCCGCCAGATCGTCAGCTTCGCCAAGCAACTGGGCGAGCAGTATTCCGGTCTCGGCTTTTGCCGGGCTTGCTGCGGCAAGAGCGGAAAGCCTGCCTGTTTCACTTCCTGCGAGCTGCCGTTGTACTGCTGCGAGCTGCTGTTGCAACCCACTGCGAGCACGCTCAGCAGCATCAACATCGGCCTGTATTTTTGCCAGTTCTTCATCGGCTCTTTTCCGTTCTTCATCTGCGGCGTGCTGGCGACGCTGCTCTTTCGCTCTTTCGGTTACTTCACGCTGCAATGCGGTGGTCGCATCAGTAAGGTCTCGTTGCGCCCACTGGAATTTCCAGGATGCATCCGCCTTCTGATAACCTCGTGAATAACACCAGTACGCACCAGCACATAACAAAAAAGCCACCAGCAGTATTTCTGCTAATGGCTTCCAGAATTTTTTAAGCAATACAGGTAACAGATTCATACCAGCACCGATTTTGCTTTTTCAAAGCGCTCTCGCCTGTCACCGATGCCGTTCTGCCCTCCGTTAATGATCTGCGTAACGCGTACCAGGTCGCCGGAGTATTTCAGACACCCTCTAGTCACAAAAAACCACGCTGCGGAACGGGCGGCATGACGATCCAGCTCAAGCTGTCCCGGATTCGCCACCAGATCCAGTTTCAGGGCAACGCCGCATCTGGTGTAATTCTCCAGCCCGGTAATCTGGATAAGCCCACGCCCGCGATACTTCCAGCCATCTCCGGCGTCTTTGTTACCCATGCGGCCACCGTAAACCAGATTTGCTATTTGCGGCTGGTGGGCCACCTGCTTACCATCGACACGCCCCAGCATTTCACACTGATACGGCGTCAGGCGTTTACCAAACGTCTTCTTCAGCGCCTCCACTGAATAATTGAAGCTTTCCTTCAGAACAGTAAATCCTGCTGATTCATGTCCCGTTTGTGCAATAAACATGACCTGATCGAGTGGAGCAGTAATACCGAATTCGCTCATTGCCGCATCAATGTGTGGAAACCAGCGCGCAGAAAGCCCAGCGCTAATACCAGCCGCCTGCTGAAATTGTTGTTGATTCATCAGTGCCTCAGTGCATCGACCAGACGCGCCACATTACCGCGAGCCCACAGCACAGCGGCGCAGATAAGGATATTCACCATCACCACCAGCCAGTGGGATGATTCATATAAACCAAAAACAAACCGGAAAGGGACGCTGGCATATACCAGCACCATGACATAGGCCAGTAACGAAATCAGGGGGCGGTGTGTCGCATCACCGCGTCGGTAAAACATCAGAACGATGACTATTACCCCACAAATTACGGCATTCAGAACTGCAGAAGGGTCATTTGCTACCATCTGATCCCCCTCCCCTGATACGAGAGAGAATACTGAACAGAGTGTTCAGATCCTGACTGTTGAGAAAAGTGAGAAACTTTATACACATTGCAGAAATAATTACTGCGCCAAGTGCATCCAGTGGTTTTTCATAATGCGTTATTGCCGCAAGCTTAGTACCTATCAGCCCGGCGCCAAGCACTCCCACAATAAATGATGTAATAAAATAAGCGACCAGCCTGATGCGTCCGATGTTGGTTGCCGTGGCGACATAAAACACCGCGCCGGCAAAAGCACCGAATACCACACCATAATCGGTTCCGGTTGCCAGACCGAATACACTGGCCCCCATTAATCCACCAGCCAACACTGTCGCACTGGATACAGGTTCGGACATTCATCCCCCTCTGGTTGTATGGGTCCTCTCAGTTATGAGGGGAAATAAAAAAGGCTGCCTGATGGCAGCCCTGATAAGGTTGAAATCATTTAAACTGGTGATTGTAACGGTCCGGAAAGTACTTCTGCTTCGCCGTTATGGCAGATATCATCTCCCCTTGTCAGATGCCAGACACCGACAATAAGTTGTCCTGATTCCAGATCGTCAACTGTGTCATTCGTATAGTATGCCACCTGAACAACACCGTTATGCTGAATCCAGTAATACCCTTCTTTCATTCACACCTCCGCAAGACTAAGCAAATAGTATAAGGCGAAGCAGAAAATGCCGCGGTGCAAGAAGCCACAACTCAAATCCTGTTGTACAGGCTGCTCTTTCCAGTCATAGCCTCACCACCGATAGCTCAGATGGCGCAGTGTGTGATGAAAAGGGTCAGGCTTCACGGGCTGGATTTATCAACAAAACACGTAGCGGATGGTGCCCGGTGCCTGAAAAAGAAAAAGGCCACCGAAGCGACCTAATGAAATTGGTAATGTGGATACTGCCAAGTTAAATCCGTTAAAGCCTATTAAGAGATTCAGCCTGTATTTCTTGAAGTACCGCTGCCGGCGAATCAGCCTGTACGATTCCCGAGAAGACACAATCTGGATCATTAATCATGTGCCTGGACTTCGCTCTCTTTGCCTCATTCCGGTCCGAAAACTCCTCGGAAACATTTAAATGCTTACCCGATGACATCCCTTTCGGCTTGTATTGAAAAACGTAATAGAACCCCATATCGCCCCCCTGTGATTTGACACCAAGGGAATATACCACCAAAAAAACAAAAACCCCGCCGGAACGAGGTTTGTTATGATTTCGTTAACGGTAGACATACAAAGCCCATCGTTAGGAAAATCCTAACCATATTTTTTGAAATATGCAAGCATTATGTCGCCATCTTCGTTGAAAATCTTTCATCTTGTCACCTTTCTTAATTGCGCTTCTGCATATGCTTCTTCCTGCCAGCATTTTGTAACCAGTTTATCAATGACGTCTGCATATCCTTTGTACCACTGATAATCCGTCAGATCCGGTACCAGTTTCTGGACATGGTGCCGCGCCAGTGTGGTTGGTAAACGACTAAACCGGTTTCCATTGCAACGCCCACAAATCTTATAAACAGGCGCGCCATGAAGCCGGGTTCTTTTTTCATCCAAGACAATACCTTTACCCTTACACCCTCTGCACACCGTGCTGACTTCTCCCTTACCATGACAATGCTGACATAGTTCCTTCTCCCACTCCTCTTTGATGACGGGTTCACCATTTCTGGAGTGTTTCACCACTTCACGTAATACATGATGAAATCCCGTACCAGCACAATGCTCACAGCGAGCCTTGCTTGCAGCAGATCTGGAATAATCAGCAAATGCAAAATTCACGAGGTAAGGAACAATCTGTAACCGAGTTTCTTCACTCAATTTATTCAGTGTCGGGTTATCCAGTGCCACCGCGTAATGAATCAGCCCTTCAATCGCGAAGTCAGGATTCTGAATACCAACTTTTGCCAGGAATAAAGCAAAACCCAGTGGTGCTTTCGATTGCACCATCCCCTGCGCCGCCATTACATCCGTAATCGTCAAAGATTCGGAGGTTGTCGCCGGAGCGTCATCGCTCAATTTTGGAGATTTTGGTGAGTAATATTTTGGTAAGGCTTCAAGGTTCATGCGTGTTCTCCATTTACGCCAGCACGCCAATTGCCAGCGCGCGATCGATAAAACGAAATATCAATTCCAGTTGAGAGCCGTATTTCTCTTCGAATGCCACGGTGTCCGCATGTAACTCATTGTGATGCGTTCTGCACAACGGCAGCACAAAGAGGTCATGCGCCTTTGTTCCCATCCCTCCCTGACCGTGACCTATCAGGTGGTGCGGATCATCCGCCTGCTTCCCGCAGCAGGCGCACGGCTGGGATTTAACCCAGCGGGTATATCTCTCATTGATCCATCGACGGCGTTTCGGACGTAACATGAAGCTTTCCGGCGATTCCGGATCAACCCTGAGCGCCAGTACCTTTTTCGCCTTATCCTGTACAATGCTGGTGGCCGGCACCGACGGAACAATTTCACTTTCACGGGTAGCTGACTGGACAATTGCCTTCGGCATCCTTAATGCTTTTCTCGCAGCGCTCTCCGGTAAGACTTCTGCCAGGTCATTGCGTACCATCCACCAGCACAGTTCCGGGAGAGTAACTGCGTGCATATCGTCAAAACCCAGATCACGACAAACAACCGATAAAACCCATTTTGTCGTGTTCTCCACAGCTATTGATTTCAGCCGTTCCGTAAACTGTTCGCGCAGCAGGTTATCGCAGTGCCAGCACAGTCGGATTGCCCCCGGGGCGTGGCGCATGGTTGTCATCTGTTCGCTGTGCCAGTCTGAATGCGGCCACTGACAGCCATTCCCCCGGAGTAGCCAGCTTTCCAGACTAGCCAGACCACCAGCACGATAGATAACCGACTCATTACGGAACACATCACGAACAGCAGGATCATCCGCCAGCGGCTGTGATACCGCCGGGACCGCGCCGCAGGCGAAAGATGAATATTGTTCCGGCTCTGGTTCAAGCAGAACACGCCCCTGCATAAACAGGGGCATCAGTTCCGATCCCGGCCTGAACAATACAACGCCCATACGGGGAGCAATTTCAGGGGTCAGTAACGCTCTCACGATCACCTCAATGAACGGTATCGAGCAGCTTCAGCAGCTCAGGGAATTTGGATTCGAAGAAATGCGGTTGCGTCTCGCGAGGGTTTGCCGGGCTGGTGATGTTTTTGCCGAACATGCAGCCTTTTGCCGTCAGCGACCAGAATTTTTTAATGCCGTTAATCGCGGAGCGACTGTAACGCTCACGATGTTCAACAACACCCAGCTTTGCTAACTGCTGATACGCCTGATTAGCCGTCATCCGGATACCATGCTGTTTTAACAGCGCGCTCAGTGCCAGCGTCGGGCGGCTTGAACCATCCAGCGCGCCAGCCGGAGCATCAATGGCATATTGTGGCGCCAGGTTAGGTAGTCCCACTGCCTCCTGGAGTTTCTGACACGCGCCCAGTACCGATGAATTGGACAGGTTTAACTCTTTGCGCATAAAACCCAGCAGAATCACCCCCGCCTGCATCTTATCGGCAGCCATACCAGAAGATGTTTGTGGCGCACTGGTAATCCGATCGAACGTGCGGATCACCTTAAGATGGAAAGACGGGCTGATCCACATTGCATAAGCAAACACCAGTTCTTTGCATACGTATGTACCTTGTTCAGCGCCACCGCGAACAGTATTTACTGGAGCACGTACCAAACTTCGGGTATCACTACCGCCCTGAAAAAAGCTAACTGATTGATTTTGTTCCGATGATGGAATTCCGCCCTCGGTGAAAAGTTGCTCAATCAGCTCACGGGTTTGCTTATTATCAAGCCAGTATTTCGGACGATATTTCTGATCTCCACCAGCAGCACGGTGCAAATCGTTAAGACAATAGCGCCCATGAACGTCGCGGCGAACTTCGATACCATCAATGACCATTAAATTATTCATGCTTCTTTCTCCATTTTCAGGCGGCTGCACCCGCCCCTGTTTCAAATTTCGTGATCGTGATTTCTACCTTCCCCTTCGGGAAAACTGGTCCCCACTCCACCAGCATTCTCTTTACCTGGCTGTCGTCCTCCCAGACTCCTGCGTGAGTCAGTGCGTCGAACAGCGCTTTGTTGTAATTGTCCAAATCCCTGATCCGCTTATCTGGCGGATACAGGATGATTTCTACCGCTGCATGGGTTGATGTCGGTTTCGGCAGTCGGCGAAGTTGCTCAATGATGGCGGCACACGTTGCGCTCCGGAATTTGCGTCCCGCCACACTTATCAGGCTCTTTCCGGCAAACGGTCCTTTGTTGGGATGACGCCAGTAAGTGTTCACGCTCGGCGGAAATGGCAGGGTCAGCTTCATACCGCCACCTTCCCGACCAGGCGTTTCGCTTCGCGGTGGATCTGCGCCAGAAACGCTTCGCCACCAGCTTCAAGCTCATCACGCCCGATATAGCTGATCGCTGGCCCTTTCCAGGTTTTATCGAATACAGCGATCGCCCCCGCAAAGAAAGCGCCGGTAGGCACCTGTTTTTCATCTTTCGGGATAAACCATGCCGGCAGTTCGAAACCAATTCGGCCACGAATAAACGCGATATGGTCTGCATCTTCCGGCCACCATACTTCGCTGGTGGCAGCTTTGATCAGGAAAACATAGCGCCCGCCCTTATCCCGCATAGCGCTGGTATGCCTCATGATGTATCGCATACCTGTGATGTATTGCCCTTCATGCTGGCTGGCGCGACTGTAAGGAGGATTACCAAAAGCGGCCCCGTTGAGTTCAGCCAGACGATCCGCCCAGTCATGCGCCAGCGCGTTATCTTCCGCAGTGTAATAGTCCTCACATTTGGCGTTTTCATCGTCCGAGAAAAGATCGAGAACAAACGGACCAAACATGGCATTTATGCCCCAGTAAATGTTGTCCGGCGTGCGCCACTGATCGCCGACTTCTTTCAGTTCGTGTGCTGATTTGTTGCGCAGTTCTGCCAGCGCCTGGCAATATTTATTGCTCATTAAGACCCCACATAATTCCCTGACAGATACCACTCACTACCTGATGCAACATACTTTCTGCTCTTCCGCAAACACCGTTCACGGCGCGCCAGAAAGGCGCTACGTTCCGACGGGATATGACTCTCCCGGAATGCCTCCATCCATACCGTAGCTGCACGACGGAACAACCCTCCAGACTCCAGTGTTTCTGCCTGACGTATCAGATGCATAATCACCTGCGGGTCGTTGGTTCCGACATAACAGCTCCGCACAGGTTTAGTCCCGATATCTGGCTCCTGATCCGGCGGTATGTCTGTCTCAAGAGCAAAATGCCTGCGAGTTTTACCTTCAAAGCGATGAGCAACACGCCCGCACTGGCGTAACTTACTTGTCGACTGCAGGACGCTTTTACGCGGGAAATCTGCAAAAGCATTCGCTATATCGCTGGAAGTACATCCCGGATGGGATTCAATGAATTTCTGAACGTCTCCCATAAGACTCATATCACCCCCTGAACCCTGTCGGGATCTGGCTGTAATCCACATTCCCGTAGCTGGATTTGAACATGGGATCTTCACGGTTTTCGAAACGTCCGCCGATGGGTGCGGACAAACGCAGTGACAATTCATCCCACTTTTCCCGGAGCTTTGAGGGGCTGAGAATGTTACGGCACCAGAACGGATCACGGCTGACCCGGCTGTACATTTCGCAGATCTGTTTGTGGGTACGCCCGTCCTGAGCACACATCAGGCGAATTTCATTTGCCCAGACGGTCCAGTTAGGTTCCTTCGGACGAACCAGCTCGCCGTCACTCTCCGCGGCCTGTTCGTACAGGGCGATGATTTTTTTCCAGATCCACTGAGCACAGGTCAAATCGTCCTGCGTTCCCCACTGACGCTTTTTAGGGCTTAACACAGCGGCATCCGGATGACGGGTTAAAAACTCCTGGTCTGTCATCTGCTGGTCCGGTTGCGAAGCGTCCGGACAAGAAGGGGTTTTATTAACTTGTGGATCTTGTTTTGATTTTACTGACGGATCCCCGCCAGATTCTGACGGGTCAAAACCGCCGTTTTTGCCAGATTTCGACGGGTCAGATTTTGATGCGTCAGATTCTGATGGGTCAGATTTTGACTGGTCAGGATCTGACAGGTGAGCAAATGCAGCCGCCTGCAGCTTTGCCACATTTAGCTGATAAACATTGGAGGCATTACGGTTTCCCTGACGTCTGGCTTTACGTGATAACCAGCCGTCAGCTTCCAGTTTTGCTATCGCCGTTCTGACTGTACTTACCCCGGCCCCAAGCTGACGAGAAATTGTCTCAATGGATGGCCAGCAGACCCCTTCGTCATTGCTGAAATCAGCCAGGCGAGCCATGATAGCCACACTGGATAATTTCATTCCCGAAGCTGCACAGGCATCCCACACATAGCCTGTTAATTTAGTGCTCACGCTCGCCCCCTATTTCCCTGAACTTGCGCTGGAATTGCTCGAGCGGGCTAAGGCACTCATGTTTATATCCTTGCCGCAGATAGATAACGCGTTGTGTTTCCGGTTCCCAACGGATAACCCGGACTGGGACGCCACGGTGATCTTTGAACCATCGGTTAAGTTTTCGCATGAGAGTTTCGCCCTCCGGTAGAACACCCCCACAACTCCTTTAGCTCTACTGTGGTTACAGGGAACCCAACGACCTGATACCATCCGCTCATACCGAAACAACGGGAAACCAGGAACAGGGATTCCCCGTAGTTGCGGTAATCGGTTATTTACCGTTAAACTGTTCATGCGTTGGTTTTCTCCATAAAATTTGACGCCGCGGCGCCCGGAGCTGCACACTCGCGGGCGTCACCCTTTTCTGGCGCGCAAAAAACTCGATAAAGAAGCGTTACGTGCTCTTGGAACTTCGCGATAACCTGATAGCTGTTTTCCTCAATCTGAGCGCGCTCATCTGCATCAATTACCCCATCAGCCGTGGCTTTACGTACAAAATTAGAATGACGGCCTATCCATTCTATGGACTCCATAAGGCGCTGGTTGATATCGGCGTTATCCAGATCATCAACATCTGCCAGCGGTACAAATACGCCCTGAGAATAGCGCGCAACGGCATCAGCGATATGGGTTGAACCACCAGCACGTTGTAAAACCATTGCCCAGCCCAGCGGGAAGATCTGGTCGCCGTCAACACGAAGGCGGTTAAACAATGCGTTCTCTGTCACGCCCAACCATTCCGCCGCCTCAGCATATCCACCAGGCAGATCGGTAATCGTTTTTTTAATCGCTACCACCAGCCAAGCAGGCTGACGTTCGACTTTCCAAATAGGCTCGTTACCCACGGCTCCCCCCTTATTCCTGTGGTTTGAGTTTTACTGAAGCTTCGCTATGCTTTTCGTAAAGGTCGGGATGGAAAACCAATTTTCCCCCAGTCCGATAGGCTGCTTCTGCTGCACGTCCTTTAGGGATAAGGCGACCAGTTCTATTACGCCACTGGTAAACGGCCTCGCTTGTGATTCCAAAAAATTCGGCAACTTTCTCAGTACTGCCAAAGTAGTTTTCAATGTCATCGGTTGTCATAATGCCTCCTTAGCTAAGTTTGATTAGATATTAATAACAAATCTAACTTCGATCAATAAAAACTAAGATTGCTTAGCATTTTAATTTTTTATGGTGTCCAAATGGAAACTGTCGGTCAGCGCATCAAAGCTCTCAGGCGCATAACCAAAACTTCGCAGAAAGAATTGGGTAAGTTCTGCGGTGTTAGTGATGTGGCGGTTGGGTATTGGGAAAAAGACGTTAATGTGCCAAGCGGTGAATCACTTGCGAAACTTGCAAAGTATTTCAACACATCAATTGATTACATACTCTACGGTACTGAATTTGAAGGAAATCTAATAACCAAGATGCGAAGGATCCCGGTGATATCTTGGGTTCAGGCTGGACAGTTTACAGAATGTAAAGCAGCAGAAGTTTTCAGTGAAGTAGATAAGTGGGTAGAAACATCACTCCGGATAGGTGATAGCTCCTTTGCATTGGAGGTTAAAGGTGATTCGATGACAAACCCTAATGGGCTCCCGACAATCCCTGAAGGGGCAACAGTCATAGTAGATCCTGATGCAGCGCCAATTCATGGAAAGATAGTCGTAGCCAGGCTTGATGGGACAAACGAAGCTACTGTAAAAAAACTCGTCATCGATGGGCCTCAAAAGTTCTTAGTTCCCTTAAATCCACGTTATCCAAACATTTCAATTAACGGTAATTGCCTGATCATCGGAGTTGTCAAAGGCGTTCAGTACGAGCTTTAACCCACATCTAACCACCCTCTTAACATCAGCCTAAGAATAGGTTGATGTTTTTCTTGACCAAAAAACTAAGTTAAGTTAGATTTTATTCATCAACAGCGAACAAACCGAAACCAATCACCTTTGCAACCGGGTTTCGCTGTAGATGGTCGAACGGCGCGACTTTAAACCATGCGTCGGAACCGTGGCGGGACAGGATGTCGGCAATACGGGCTTCTAAGTTTCCTTTTGGGTGTGGTGAAATTCAGTCATTTGATACAGCCGAAGATCAACACCACAGCGCTAAAGTAAACTGAATGGGGGTAGGCACATGAGCGTAATTGTAAAATTTAATAGCGCGGAAGTTCATCCAGAGGAAGCATTTGAGGAAAGGTCATTTCTCATAGTGAACCAAGACCGTGATTACTTAGTGGGTAAGCCTTTGTTCGATGCGGATAGAAGGTTCCTGTGTTTTATGACCAGCGCTGGTCCGGTTCACCAAAGTGAATATGTGACGTGGGCATTGCTACCCACGCTTTAAGATTAGAATTGCTTTATAAGGGTTTAGTATAATTCAAGGTCTTTTCGGCTTACGGTATCCATTGAATACATCTTGTCATACATCGGATAAAGGTTGTCATAAGTCAAAAATTCAGTTGCAAGGTCCTTCAACCTAGCGGCCGTATCTAGTCTAGTATCAAGCACAGATGCAGCCAGACCTATATTCTGTATTTGTCTCGGAGTGGCTGTTTGTAGATCAAGTCTTTCAAGAGCATGTATAACGGCCTCAATATCATTTTTATAAATATTATTTAGGTTGTTAACTGAGAGCAAAACTTCAGTATTTTTAATCTGCCCACATACGACAGTTTCTAAGCGGTATTTCTTCTCGCCGCTTTTTGCTTCTTCTTCCGTTAATTCTTTTTTTCCACCCAAACTTCTTTCGTTACCTTTGTCTGCTGGTTAGCTGCCATACGGGCTAGTTCTGTTGCAGCAAATCGGCCAGCGACTAAGGGGTCTCTAAGAGAGAGGATTTTATCGGCTAGTTTTAACACACCATTTTTGCCTGAAGTAAGAGCCGCAGCCTTATTCCAGTATTCAAATACTCGGGCTTTACGACTGGCAACAGCTTCTTTATAGATTTCGAAATCGACTTCTTTTTCAAGTTGCTTAATTAATACATCAAATTTTTCTTCAAAAATTTTGCTACCACACATGTGACCAATGGAAGCTTCGAAATTGTCTTCCGTAATGACAATTCCACCTTTCATATGGCTACTGTGACAGCTTTTGATGCCGCATTTTCGCGGTGGTTCATTTTTATAGTAACCAACCAATGCTTTGAGTTTCTTATCTTTGAGGTCTAAATCTTTAATGAAATTGGGTCTTGAATAAACCTGCTCCCAGCTATCCAGCTTGATCAATACACCATTTTCTTTCATGTAAAGCATATTCAACCCTTCTGAGTGTAAGGAATGATCATTCTATCACCTTGCTTAAAGAACGATCAACGCAAGCTGTATGGAAACACATAGTTTTTCGTACAGTTCATAAGCTTTCATCCGCTTTGTACATTTGGCGGTTATCCAGTCTTTCACCATTCCAAAGGAGGAAGAAGATAATGTTCTACCTCGGTACCGCCATTTTTACGCAACAGAAAAGGGTTATGCAATTTAAATGTAATTTAGAGCAGCGAACAGGCAGGACGCCCACGAAGTAGCCGCCGGTGGCATACGAATGACCGGATGATTCGCTAGCAAATGATTTCAGTGGAGAGAATAGATGAATGAGCAGGATTTGAAGCATGTGATCGCATTGTTGCTGGAAGACGCTAAACGTTTGCAGCAGATAGAGCCAAATGCAGGAACTGAGGCCCGTATTTTGTTAGCAAAACAGGCATTAAAGACTTGCGGGGCGCAAGACCCTGATCGAACCGAGTTCATGAATTTCATGGCTAACACGATCCCCCCTCGTCCATGCAAGGGAGATGGGGTGAGCCGTGTTTATCACGATACGATGGTTAAAGCTTTAAGAATCGAGCTTGAAAGGCTCAGGAGTCGGATCGCGATAAACGAAATCGTTACCAACTAAGGCTGCAGACGGAAGTAAGAACGCACTTTGTTCAAATTTACAAACAAAGATATTTGCATTAACGCCAACGCTATTAGCAATAGATAACGTTTGGTTAACGATGTTATTGCAATTCATTGTGCTGTTGAGAATATAGCCACCCGGGATCAACCTGCAGTCTCCGTCATCATCTTTTGTTGTTTTTCGGTAATGGAAGTTAAGCATTAACTCTTCAAATTTTTTGGCCTGTTCGGCTGTGGCTTCAAATAGACGAACGTGAACATAAAACTGGTTCATTAGGTTTCCTTGCTGGCTGTGTGAGAACTCCAGCATACCACCGAGCCTGATGTGGTGAAAAGACAGGCACACAACGATGAGAGCATTGACGAGCAAGACATAAGTGCTGGTTCGATTCCAGACAGTCCTGTTTAGTCAGGAGGGTTGGGCAGAGAAAAGATCCGTTTAATTCGGACACCGGCAGTGCTCTCTTCGTTGTGGTGAATGCGGCTCAGCGCACGCGGGTAAGGTTGAAGCTGATAGTCGATCCTCTGTAGTTAAGCACCCGTCTGGCGTGCAACCTTCGCCAGATACCGGGAGGCACCCGGCACCACAACGTTATTGCTGTGTGAAGTCTTGTCGGCGTCCGGCTCTTCCAACAACAGGAGGAAGGCGACAGTGTTCTGCCGTGACGCCGACCTTTTTACACAACAGAAAAGAGCATCTCCGCGCGACGGGCTCATTACCCAATCCACCCGGAAAGCTGTTACAGCAGGTGCTCTTTTCTGTTTTGTGGAGAAACCAACTGGCGGTGGCAACCGCCATCTTGAGGGGTTAACGATGAATGATGACCGCATGACCGTAGTGCCCGACTTTCTGGGCGAACTGGATGCCGGCGTGTTCATGAACAAAATCGCGGCAGCGCTGAATACTGTCGGATTAGGCGTTCTGAATAACGGCAATAAAGGCAAGGTAGTCCTCACCTTTGATTTTGAGCGCATGGGAAATTCAGTCGAAGAGAAGCGCGTCAAAATTAAACACAAGCTGCAGTACAGCACTCCGACGCCACGCGGTAAAGCGTCAGAAGAGGACACAACAGAAACCCCAATGTGGGTTAACAAGGGCGGAAAGCTCACCATACTGCAGGAAGATCAGGGTCAACTGTTCAGTATTAAAGGCACTACTGACGGAAAGCTTAAAGCGGCTCAGTGAACCGCAGCTAACCAATTCACTGCCACCACTTCGATCATTAGTTAATAAGGAATTTTTATGTCTCAGTTAGACAGCGGCACTTTTCAGCAGGTAAAAGACCTGGTTCTTTCTGGCTATCACCTGAACGATATTCAGGGGCTGGCTTGCCCGACAGCATTATTGCCTGCCGGGACAGGTGTTGAAAGCCTCGAACGCTTTGCTCTGGAGCGTTTCCGCTTCCGCGGCGCCATGACTACCACCAGCATTGAAGACTTTGTCCGTTATTCAAAGGGCTATGCCAGTGCAACCGAAAAAGCACGCTGCTTTATTGATGCTGACCATATGACAGCTCGCTCAGTTTTCAATATTGGTACGCTGGATAACCCCGGTCATGCAGACAACGTTGCTTCTATCACGCTGAAACAGACTGCACCATTCCGCGCCCTGCTCCAGATCAACGGGGAACGCCTGAAACAAAAACAGATCGCCGAATGGCTTGAAGACTGGAGCGATTATCTCCTGGCGTTCGATTCTGACGGTAACACAATGCAGATTTCACAGGCTGCCCAGGCTGTTCGCCGCATTACGATCCAACAGGCAACCCAGCAGGATCATGAAGATGGCGATTTCAGCGGTAAGAAATCCCTTATGCAAAGCATTGAGGCCAGCAGCAAAGACGTTATGCCGGTGGCTTTTGAGTTCAAATGTGTTCCGTATGAGGGTCTCGGTGAACGTGCGTTCAGCCTCCGCAACAGCCTGCTGACCGGTGATGAACCTCGCTTTGTTCTGCGTATCGTACAACTGGAAGCGCAGGAAGAAGCGATCGCCAGTGAATTCCGCGACATGCTGATCAACAAATTCGACGGTGAATCAGTAGAAACGTTCATCGGTAACTTTAAAGCGTAATTGCTCTGCATTAAATCCCCGGTGCCGCGGGGATTTATTGAAGCGTAATTCTGTTAATTATCGCCACCCGGCGAGGGATTCGCACAACCAAAATTCACGCGGTGCAGCGCGAAATAAATTTTAAGGAGAACCAACGATGAGTTTTATTCAAACACTTTCAGGTAAACAATTTGATTATCTCAGCGCAACTATTGACGACATTGATATTGAAGATATCGCCGTGGCGCTTTCCAATATTTGCCGCTTCTCCGGAAATGTTCCTGAATTTGTTTGTGGAAGCGCTTTGAAGAACTAATTCCTACCACCAGCACTGATATTTGATGTTACAGCCCGGGTGCAGCCGGATTATATGGAGAAATCACCATGCTTCAGATGATGACGTTAGAAGAATGGGCCGCAGAGAAATACCGGAGTAATCCACCGAGCATTAATACATTACGACGGTATGCCAAACAAAGCATGTTCACTCCCCCAGCCCAGAAAGAAGGAAAATTCTGGCGTGTGCGAGAAGATGCGGAAATAACCGGAAATATAACTCAACCAGTGATTAAAAAATCAGATCCGCCACTGCTTCAGAGGATATTATCCGATGGCTGCCAGACCACGTAAAAACAATGTCAAGGTGCCAAACCTTTACCCATTATACAGTCGCAAAGTTAATAAAATTTACTGGCGATACAAACATCCCGTTACTGGGAAATTTCATAGCCTCGGAACAAATGAGGAAGAGGCTATTGCAATAGCAAGTGAGGCAAATGCCCGTCTGGCTGAACAGCGTACGCGCCAGATATTAGCAATCAGTGACAGGATCGCCAGCAGTAAAGGAAAGGCTATTACCACATCAACGTGGCTTGATCGATACTGGAAAATCCAAGGCGAAAGACTGGAAAGCGGAGATATAAAACCAAATACCTATAAACAAAAAGCCAAGCCCGTTACCCTACTTCGGGAAAGGGTTGGTATGAAGATTATTTCGTCAGTAGATGTTCGTGATATTGCTGAGATTCTTGAGGAGTATATTTCAGATGGACAGCCGCGAATGGCGCAAGTGATTCGTTCTGTATTGATCGACGTTTTTAAAGAGGCACAGCATTTCGGGGAGGTTCCACCGGGCTATAACCCTGCCCTGGCAACAAAACAGCCACGGCGCCGTATCACGCGCCAGCGTCTAAATCTGGAGGAGTGGCAGCGAATTTTCAATATCGCCGACGCAAACCACCAGTACATGGGGAATGCTATGCTGCTCGCGCTCGTCACCGGCCAGCGTCTGGGGGACATTTCGAAGATGAAGTTCAGTGATATATGGGATGATCAACTGCATATTGTTCAGGAAAAAACTGGAAGCAAGATAGCCATTCCACTTTCACTTCGCTTGAATGCCATTAACTGGAGTCTGCGGGATGTTGTGACACGTTGCCGTGATTATGCTGTAAGTCCATATCTTGTTCACTTCTTCCGGACTACGTCGCAAGCAGAGCGTGGGGCGCAAGTAAAGTCCCACACCATTACCATGAATTTCAGCAAAGCTCGGGATAAAGCAGATATTGACTGGGGATCCGGCACTCCAGCTACCTTCCATGAACAGCGCTCACTTGCTGAGCGACTTTACGAGGCTCAGGGGATTAATACTCAAAAGCTGCTCGGACATAAATCGCCAAATCAGACAGCCCGTTATCATGACGATCGGGGTAAAGGATGGACTATTATTGCGGTCTGA